CGTACACCAACCAGCGCCCATGGGACTACTCTGCGAACGATTTCATTTACATTGAGCACCCTGGCAGTACCGCTTTCACGACGTACAACGTCCACGTCCAGTACCAACCTGGCTCGCACCACAAGTGGGTGTGGCTGGCTCGCAACACCACGACCGAGCTATCCAAGTCAGTCTGTGACATGTTGTGTGAAGCAGCCCAGGGTACCCCGCTCGACGGCGTGCCGCTTAAGAAGGCGAGCAACGTCATTGTCGTCCGTGGGAAATCCGCTTTTACCAAGGGCCCCGAATACGAGCACAAGACGTTCTTGCTCGGCCTTTTCGGGGACCCCAAGAGCCCGAAGTACAGCATTAAACACGCGTACGACCAGGGCATCGACACTTCGTTGGAGTTGACCGAGAACCAGTTCCGAGTCTTCAGCCTGATGGGCCAGAATTGCCCCAAAGGCTACGGAACGACGGAAGTTAAGCGCACCATGATGATGCATCACATCTGGCGCCCCGGGGGTATTGAACCCCTCGCCGTCTTGTTCTTCGGAGTTCCAATTGAGTATCGGCCTCGACCGAACATTATGTACACTCGTGAGGATGGGTCACCTGACGATGGTTCGATCGAGCAAGCTTCCGCCGTCCAAGCAGCACCGAACATTGCTGGCGGCGGACCAGGCGTGGCGGACACCAAGTCGGCTGCTGCGCATGAGGCGTATGAGGAGAAGAGGTTCAAGGCGTTCAGTAACAAAGTGGACCCCGCGGCTCCCATCAAGGAGATCGCGTGTATCCTCCTCCCTCATTTCATCGCTCAAGTCTCCAAGGAATCCGGAATTCCGATGGGATCTGTAGCGCTTGTCGGGCGACAGGAAATTTACGACCGTCGCACGCAGGCCCTGCAAGCTGCGCGTCTCAAGCGCCATTCCGAGCTCGACGCTCGCGAGCCGTTGCCTAAGGTAAACTTGAAGCACGAAGTCGCTTCAAAGGCGAGCGCCGCGCCACGCTCAATTACGCAGTATACTGAGGAAATGGCCATTCAGACTGGCCGAGTCGGCCTTCTTGTCAAAGAAGTACTCAAGAACTGCGAATTTTATCACCCTGGCAATTCTCCGGACGATATTGCAAATGCTATCCGCAAGGTTTCGGCCATTGCGATGTATGCGCAGTCCGATGGAAAGGTCGGTGGCGACGTGAGCGGGATGCACGACACAGATTATTCGAAGATGGACGAGACGATCAGCCAATACATTTATTCATGGTTTGTCGATTTCGTCCTCTATTTTGTGCACCCGAACGACCTCGAGGAAGTTAAGACAGTACTCGAGCAGAATGTCAATCTCACCACCATGCTCAATGGAAAGCTAGCCAATACAGGCTCCAAGAACAACAGCGGATCCGGAGTCACCACGGAACTCAACACGGTCGTGTCCGCTTTCATTGAGTATGTCGCCACCACTCTCGCGATAACAAAATTCAAGTTCCGATCTACCCACGGGAAAGAGCTCGATTTGTCCACGGTCAAAAGATCGACCATTAAGACCGCGCTAGCTAAGTATGCGCAGGACACCGACCTCACTCACGTTCTCGCGGGTCCCAACATGTTCGAGAACGAGAAGATAGCACCGTTTGCCGTTCCGTACGCTGTCATCGGCCCGAAGTTCGGAGACGACGGCGTGGCGCCTCATCTCCCATGTATCACGAATAAGGACTGGGACGAGGCCGCGATGTTCTTCACTAAGGGCATCGGAATGGTGCTCAAAGTGGCGTTTTCCACGCCCGAGGATGGAACGTTTTTCCTCGGGCGTTACTACCCCAAACCGACGGGAACTCTCGCTTCATACGCGGACGTTGTCAACGCAACCCGCAAGATCTCGGTCGCGCGCAACATCGACCTCGAGAAATACGTTATGAAGCTCCGCGGTTATTGGACGACCGATTCGAAGACGCCGGTCATTCGCGAGTATTTGACCGCCGTGGCGAGGATTTATAAGGTTGAGCTCCGATCATACGAGGGTATCGTTGAGCTCGACGAAGACGGGTCACCTGTTCTTTCTAAGGAGATGGCCCACCTTCTCACTACGGACAGAGATATGTTCTACCGCGTTGCGGGGGGACCGTATTGCGTCACGGACGAAGACATTCCGTTGATGCTCGAAGCCATTGCTCCACAAGTCAACTTCGGCAGTTCGTCGGAGCTCGAGAGCTGGCTCGCGTCCCTCGCAGAGTGTGAGACATGGGAGGAACTTGATGCCTTCCAATTGCCAGGCATGGACTACGATCCAGACGCGGAGCCCGCTGGGACGACGCGCATGGCCGGTCCAGTCACCAGCTTGCTTGCCGCGCAATCGTCGAAGTCGGTTCACGACATCGCCCTCGACGAGATTGCGGAAATTGCCGATTTTGCCCTCGAGCAACTACTCCTTGAGTCTAGGATGGACACAACCGACGGCCCGCCTCTTAAGCGCGAGCCCGCCAACGGTGCGGCAATGTTGTTCTCCATGTACCAGGAGCAAGCGGGCAAGAAATCGCCATCTTGCGCTTCGGCGTAAGATGGCGAGTGACACTTCCTCCCAGCATGCTTTTCTTTCTACCTGCTTCAGCAGGAGATGGTTCTTGGAGCATGTGACCGTTAGGCTTTGCCGCCGAATCGGTCGGACTGGGTGAGGATTGACCCACCGAAAAGCTAATTGCTTTGCCACTTTCGATAGTGGCAGAAAGAATTTTGGCGTCATGTCTGACACTCGTGCAACGATGACGCCCACTCAACTGTTACAGGCTGTGCGTGGTAAAGATCCCATGCGCGGCCTCTGCGCTTCTCGTCAGATCACTGACGAAGGGTGCGACTGGCTCAAGTTCGCGCTTGACCCCTTTCACGATTTGCAGCTGGACAACCTTAAGGGATATCCGGATGTCAACACGGAGCCCACCGTGATTGTGAAGGTGCGTCAGGCGGTTGAGGTCTCGGCTCCCCGAGGACTCCCTGCGGACACCAATTGGGATTGCCATGTCGCACTTTCTCCCATTGACTGGGCCAAGCCAAACAGCGAAGTCGTGAATGACGACGCTGGGGTCATTAGTACGGGATACAACTGCGCAGGGAATGTTTTGCCGCAAGGCACTGATGGAGGCGTCCCAGGCAGCGTTGCTCCCGCTGGTTCTTTTTCAGACATCACAGCGGTCACCGCCCGCATGGACGGACTCGTCATCAATTCCGTACCAGCTGGCCTCCCCAATGGGGGGGACTTCACTTACACGCCTGGGCATTGCCCGAACAAGGCGTCTGATGGCTATGCAGTACAAAACATCGTCCTCGACAACTATCTTGATTTTGATAGCACAGACCTGGGCGTGTACCGCATTGTTTACTCGGGGTTTGAGGTGGTAAACACTACAGCTCAGATTTACAAGCAGGGCGCCGTCACTGCTTACGAGTACGGCCACTCGTACGAAACCAGCCAGCTGGCAGGTCCAGAGGATAACAATGCCTCACCTTCCGGCTACTCTGTTGGTTCGTACGCCACCAACACTTTTCGGTCTCCGCCAAACACCATATCGGAGGCCAAGATCATGCCAGGTTCACACACGTGGCCAGCTCAAGACGGTTGCTATTGCACGGCGAAGTTCTTAGGGGACAACCCCTTTCAGGCCGCAACAATGCGCAACTACACTATCCAGCAGAATCTGGGTAAGGCTGGCACGGATTCGGGATACGGGGCTTCCGGTACCGCAGGCACTTTCATTTCCAATGGACTTGTCGGCGATTACTGGGACACCGCAACGCCAGGTTCATCCGGCGTTTCCGGCCCGAGCGTGGGCGCTTACAAGGCGGCTCGCAACGCCGCACCAGCCACGCACTTTTCACGGATGAGCACCGCGGGGGCCTATTTCACTGGCCTTTCTCCGCAGTCCACATTGTTCATCACGTGGCGCGTTGGCTTGGAGCGTTTGCCAGCTGCCAACAAGCCCACCTTCCTGGCACTTGCCCAACCGAGCGCGACCTTCGATCCGAATGCGCTACTCCTGTACAACTTGATCGCAAATCATTTGCCTCCAGGTTGCCCGCAGGGGTGGAACGACCTCGGCAAGTGGTTTACCACCATCGCCAACGTCGCTAAGAACGTCATACCTGCTGCTTTCCCCATGGTTAGCACTGCCCAGATGATCCTTAACGGACTGGGCGCCGTCAAACAGGCTCAAGCTCTGCCTGGTGTCGTGCAGGGTGTACGTGACGTGGCTGGCATGGTACGCAACAATTCGATTGCCGGGCGCGCGCGTCAGCAGACTCGCGCCGCCCAGCAGATCCAGGTCGCACAGCGCCGCCGCGCCAAACCTACGCAGCCCGCTGTTTCCAATTTTGGACAGCCTGGAGCTCGCAGACAGCGAGGCGTACAGCAGTTCTCACAAATGTCTTAAGAGCTGCGCAACGTCACCGTCTTTTATTAGGCGGGGATTTCGTTCCGAGGCTGGTTGGTCCCAGCACCCGAGAACAACAAGAACCATTCCACACATGGGACGAGGTAGTCCACCAGCTAACGATGGCTGGTCGTTGCTGAGAGTTCGCTCTTCAGCATTGAAAGGGGTTCGATTCCCCCCCGGGTCGGGAAG